ATGGCGGAGGAGCAAGAGCCCCAGCAAGAGGATGAGCAGGCAGCACGACTGCGTGTGCCATTAGAGGTCTGGCAGGTCGTCCGCCGCATGGTGGAAGAAGAGGCCATCTCAATTGCTGATATCGCTCGCAAAACAGGCCTGCCAAGCAGCACCATCACCACCAAGATTAAACGGGAGGGATGGCTGCGCAAGTGGGAGTTGGCGCAGGAGCTTGCCAGCTCTCAGCCAGAAGAACGCAGGCGCCTGATCGCCCGTCTCTATGCTGCCTTTGAAAAGCAGGTCAGCGCACTGGAAGCCAAACTGAAAAAGCTAAGCGGTGATCCGCAATCAGCAGCGGGAGAGATGGATGCCACAGCAAAAGCCATCACCAGCCTCGCCAAGACGCTGGATATGTTGATCGACCTGCAGCAAGCACACGGTGAGGACAACACAGAAGAGGTGAGTGATGACCAGATGCGACAACAGCTTTCGCAGCGCATTGAAAGCTTGTGTGGCGCAGGGCAAACTTCATGACTTTGTCGCCTCTTTGAATGCACATGAACTGAGTTATCTTCAATATAACTGGCAGGTGTTCGCGCACGCCCATCAACGACCGCCAGATGGAAGTTGGACCACATGGCTGCTTATGGGCGGACGCGGTGCAGGCAAAACCAGAGCAGGGGCAGAATGGGTCAGAGGCAAGGTTGCAGGGGAGGCATGGGCTGGTCCGGCGGCTGGCAATATTGCGCTCGTCGGGCAAACCTATGCAGATGTGCGGGAGGTGATGATCGAGGGCATTTCCGGTCTGCTCACCGTCCACCCAGCAGGCCACAAGCCTCAGTGGAACCCATCACGGCGCCGTTTGGAATGGGCGAATGGAGCGGTCGCTCGGGCCTTTTCATCAGAAGACCCTGAGGCTCTGCGCGGTCCTCAATTTGACGCCGCCTGGTGTGATGAAGCAGGCAAGTGGAGCAACGCAACAGAAACCTTCGACATGCTCCAGTTTGGTCTGCGTCTTGGGGTGCAACCACAGCAGCTGGTGACCACAACACCCAAGTCCACGCCGCTGTTAAAACTGCTGCTGCAAGACAAAGGCACCGTGGTGACCAAGGCTGGAACGAAAGCGAATGCCGCGTTTCTGGCAGAGGTGTTTCTGCTGCAAATGGCAGAGCGGTATGGTGGCACCCGATTAGGCCGGCAGGAGCTGGATGGAGAACTGATTGAAGACCGGGAAGACGCTTTGTTCGCCCGCAAATGGTTCGAGATGGGTCGGGTGCGGGATGCCCCCGAACTGAAGCGCATTGTTGTTGCCGTGGACCCGCCAGCCACATCAGGCAGGACTGCAGATTCCTGTGGCATCGTCGCTGCAGGTATCACAGAGGCAGGTGACCTGCATGTCTTGCGAGACAGAACCGCCCAGGGCCTGCGCCCCGCTGCATGGGCTGAGCAAGCCATCAAACTCTATCATGAGCTGGAGGCGGACTGCTTATTGGCAGAGGTCAATCAGGGTGGCGAGATGGTGCGTGAGGTCATTGAAAGTGTCGATGCCAGCGTGCCGGTAAAGTCCGTCCACGCAACCAAAAGCAAACGCCGCAGAGCAGAGCCTGTCGCCCTGTTGTATGAGCAGGGGCGAGTTCATCATTGCGGTGTCTTTCCTGAGCTGGAAGATGAACTCTCCGACTTTGGGGTTGGTGGCCTGAGCAACGGAAGATCACCAGATCGGCTGGATGCACTGGTCTGGGCCATAACAGAACTCAACCGACGCCCGGCAGGCAAACCACGCCTGCGCAAACTGTAAAAACACCAATAATTTGAAGGGTTAGCTCGCAAACTTGAATCTGTTTGTGAGGATTAGCCCTCCGTGTATCGCCGAAAAGTGGGAACCGGTTTTCGGATAAGGATACGCGAGAAAATGAGTTAAAGCTGTTTATCAAGGCAGACCAAAAGCAAACAGCTTTGTGCACTCAAATACATGAATCAAAACATTAAGTTAGAGCGAAAAGGACTCTGATCTCATGGGGTTACGCAGACTTCTTGATTCAGTTTTTTCACCAGTAACTGAGCAAAAGGCATCACGGGCAAAATCAGTCGCCTTCATGCGGTTTGGTGAAGGGGCCGTCTGGACCCCGCGCAACTATGAATCACTTATAAACCAAGGGTATTTACGAAATCCTATCGCCTACAGATGCGTACGCCTCATCTCCGAAGCCGCCGCAAACGTGTCCCTCACTGTGAAAGTGGGCGATGAAGAGCTGGAAGCCCATCCCCTGATGGAACTTCTGAACAAGCCCACCCCCATGCAAACACGGCGCTCGTTTCTGGAAGAAGTCTACGGCTTCCTGCTGGTCTCCGGTAACGCGTATATAGAGGCCGTCTCGCTGGAAGGCGCACCGCGTGAGCTCCACGCTCTCAGGCCCGACCGCATGAAGGTGCTGGTGGATGAGGTAGGCTGGGTGGAGGCCTACGAGTATCAGGTGGCAGGCCGCAAAGTAGAACTGCGCAAAGCCCCCGGTGACAAGGTCCAACCCGTCCTGCACATCAAGCTCTTCAACCCGCTCAACGACCATTACGGCTTCGCCCCCATTGAAGCCGCACAAATTGCCCTCGACATTCATAACGCAGCCGGAGAGTGGAACAAGTCTCTGCTTGATAACGCGGCTTGCCCGACGGGGGCGCTGGTCTATGGTGCAGGCGATGCGATGAACATGACGGATGACCAGTTTCACCGCCTCAAAGAAGAGCTGGAAAGCTCCTATCAGGGTGCGAAAAATGCTGGCCGCCCCATGCTGCTGGAAGGCGGGCTCGACTGGAAACAGATGGGCATGTCGCCCAAGGATATGGACTTCATTGAGCTGAAGAATGTCGCCGCCCGCGAAATCGCACTGGCCTTCGGCGTGCCGCCTATGCTGCTCGGTATTCCGGGAGACAACACCTACGCCAACTATCAGGAAGCCAACCGCGCCTTCTGGCGTTTGACGGTCGTGCCGCTCGCCGCGCGGGTTCTCTCCGAGCTCTCCAATTGGCTCTCTGCAGCCTATGACGAGCAGGTCACACTGGAGCTGGACCTTGATGCTGTCGAAGCGCTGGCGCTGGAACGCAAAGCACTGTGGGATCGCATCACCGCAGCGGACTTCCTTTCCCGCGATGAAAAACGCATCGCCGTTGGTTATGGGGCGGAGGGCAAAGATGAATGAGCTGCTGGCAGCGCTCGCTGCAAAAGGAGATCTTGCCCATGTGGCGCTCGGTGCCTGGGCAGGCACTTCCACATCACTGCTCTTGTGGGCATTAAAGCAAGTCATCCGGTTCAATCGCAGGTTCGAGGAGTTCATGAGTGAACTGGAAAAACTCAACCAGCTGCTGCGCATGGATCCATGAAAGTCGCACACTCAGACTATTGAGATTATTTGAAAGGTTGAAGGTGAAGCCTTGACCCAAAATCACAAAACACAAGCCGTGCCCGTTGAGCAAAAACAACAGCCAACTCAGCGCGGCAATGAAGCCCCTGCACAGACCTTCGCCAACTTCACCAAGGCACTCGCCGGAGCACTGGTGGAGCGACGCGCGGCAAAGTCGGAGGGAGCAAACTCCGGCAGAAAAAACAATTGAAAGCTCGCTAAGGGAGGCAATCAATTTGAACACAGATCACCCCATCGCAATTGAAGGTTACGCCAGCCGGTTTGAACTGAGCGATCAGGGCGGCGACGTGATGCGCAAAGGTGCATTTCAAAACACGCTGCAAAAGCAAAAACTCACGGATGTAAAAATGCTCTGGCAGCACGATCCATCCCACCCCATCGGCAAGTGGCTGCACATTCAGGAGGACAGCATCGGCCTCTTTGTAAAGGGCTTGCTCTATCCGGGCATCACACAGGGCCGGCAAGCCATCGCCATGGTGCAAACGGGTATTCTGGACGGACTGTCCATCGGCTTCAAAACCCGCCGCGCCCAACGCAACAGCAAAACCGGCAGACGGGATGTGCTGGCGGTAGACCTCTGGGAGATCTCGCTGGTCACGTTCCCGTTGCTGCCATCAGCACGGCTGACCGTGGTCTCCTGAAGCTCCTGATTATTTGAAAGTACGATCTGTGGTCCCAACTGGCACCGCAGTTTTTTTATATTCTTTATAAGGAAAATAATCCTATGAAAAACACATGCAATCCAGCATTGGAAACCAAAGACTTCGCAAGGGAAGCTGCAGGAAAATCAGCTCATCCCGCAATTTCTGGCCCGGCAACAGGGCAGTTTGTGTCCGGAATGGAGGCCTCTGGCAGCTTTAACCAGCTGAACCACGCTTATTCTGAGTACACCCAGACCAACGACATCCGTCTGGCTGAGCTGGAGCAAAAATCCGGCTCGGATGTGCTCCTGGATGAAAAACTGGCCCGTCTGGACGAGATTATCGACGGTCAGCTGCGCCACCTGAATGAGCTTCAACTCAAATCCCAGCGCTTGCCGCGCTCTACGCCAGAAACCACCGGCGGCCCATCAGCTGAGGTAGAGCACAAATCCGCGTTTGAGACTTATATGCGAGACGGGCAGGAGACCCGCCTTAAAACGCTGGAGCAAAAGGCCATGTCCTCTGGCACTGCTGGCGATGGTGGGTATCTGGTGCCGGAGCAGCTGGAAACGGACATCCTGCGCCGCATCACGGCCTTGTCCCCCATCCGCTCCATCGCGTCCAACCGCAAGATCTCAGGCGCATCCTACCGCCGTCCTGTTGTGACGGTGAACCCGGATGCGGACTGGGAAGGCGAAACCGATGCCCGCAGCACGCCCACAAACGCAATGAAATTTGAGATGCGGGAGGTAAAGATCTTCGAGCTTTCTGCTCTGCCAGCCGTCACCCAAACTCTGCTGGATGATGCTGCCGTCAACATCGGGGAAATTCTGGCAGAAGAGGTGGAAACTGTCTTTGCAGAAAAAGAATCCGCCGCCTTCCTCAATGGCAACGGCACCAGTCAGCCGCAAGGACTGCTCAAAGGCACCATCCATGGCTCGCTGGATGATACGGGCCTCTCCATCGGGTCCATCAAGACAGGACAGGCAGGGGCGTTTCCCTCTTCCAATGGAAGCGATCTGCTGATATCGCTGATTTACGGGGTCAAAACCGCCATTCGCCGCAACGCCCGCTTCCTCTTCAATCGCAGAACGCAAGCTGCCATCCGCAAGCTGAAGGACGGGCAGGGCAACTACATCTGGCAACCACCAGCCGCTGCAGGTGCTGACCCAAGCCTCATGGGCTTCCCGGTCACTGAAGCTGAACACATGCCAGACATGACCGCTGGCTCTGATCCATACGCTATCGCGTTTGGTGACTTCCACCGTGGCTACATGGTGGTGGACCGCGTCGGCATCTCTGTTTTGCGTGATCCGTACACCAGCAAACCAAACGTGCTGTTTTACATCACCAAACGCGTCGGCGGCGGCATCATGGATTTTGACGCCTACAAACTGCTGAACTTCAGCGCCTAATCATCTTCAACAACAATCGAGGAGGAGCCGCGGTGACGGCTATACTCACAGTGCCACCGGCTCTGGAGCCGGTTTCGCTTGCCCAGGCGCATGCGCAGCTCAGGGTCTCCCACACCCACGAGGATGATCTGATCGAGCGTCTGATCAAAGCCGCACGGGAACAGGTGGAGACACTCACACGGCGGGCCCTTATAGAACAGGAGTGGCGACTGCTTCTGGATGATCTTTCACCAGACCGCCTGATCCGCCTGCCTGTCGCGCCGGTCGCACAGATCCTGCAGGTCTACACCTATGACAGGGAAGGCAACCAACAGCTGGTGCCAGCGTCGAACTATCAGGTGGATTTGGCCGGAAATCCCGCCCGCCTGCGCTTCAAGGCAGGCGCGGTTGGGCCGTTGCGAGACCTCAACGGCATCGAGGTTGACTTCAAAGCTGGCTACGGCTCAGCAGCAACCTCGGTTCCCGCAGGCCTGCAAACCGCGATTCTGATGCTGGTCGGCTTCTGGTACGAGCGCCGCTCCATGCTGGAAGAAGATCGCCTCACAGGCCTCATGCCCCACGGCTTCGAGGCAGCACTCTCGCCTTACAAGGTGCTCAGGATATGAGAGCAGCAGGCACACTCAACGAGCCATTGCTGCTGCTTAGACCTGAGATCACCAACGGCACGGATGGCTCTATCACCAAAAGCTATCAGCAAGTCGCCATGGTCTGGGGGCTGGTAGAGGCATCCACTGGCTCACAGAGTACCGTGGCAGGCCGCATTGCCAGCGCTTACCCGCTCACGCTCACCCTCCGCCGCCGCACAGATGTGGCAGAGGGCTGGCGGGTGGAGCGGGATGGACAGAGCCTCAGGGTAAAAGCAGTTCTCCCGCACTCAGAGCAGGAGCCCTTCATGCAAATCCTTTGTGAGCAAGAGGAGGGCGATGATGGGGGAGCTTGAATTCCGCAAAGCCCTGTTTCAGGCAATCCACGCCAAGGCATCGCTAAAACCCTATCTGGGAGATCCAATGCGGGTGTTTGACGGCGTGCCAAGGGGAGCAACCTTGCCCTATGCAACGCTGGAGGCTGTCACCACACAATTGCTGACAGGCCATCTGGACGACGGCGGCAGGCTCACAGGTTCCATAGGCATCTACTCCCGCCATGCAGACCGGGCTCAAACCCAGGAGATCCTCCAGATCTTCAACGAACTGCTGGAGACGGGTGTCACGTCACCTGCCGGACTTGAAACCTCAGGCCTGACCATGACTGAAACCAGCTGCCGCCGTCTGGGCGATGGTCGCACATGGTACGGACGCATCAAGTTCTCCGTCCTGCTGCAAAAGACTGCTTAACACCAACCTTTGAGAGGAAAACAGATGGTCGCTCAGGCTGGAAAAGACCTGCTGTTGAAACTGGACACAGTGGGAGATGGCACCTTTGAAAGCGTGGCAGGTCTGCGCTCAAGACGCCTCGCCCTCAACGCCACGCCCATTGATATCACCGATGCCGAAAGCGCAGGCCGCTGGCGCGAGCTGCTGACAGGAGCCTCCACCCGCCACGCCTCGCTCTCTGGCAGTGGCCTGTTTCGCGACAAAGCATCCGCAGAAAAAGTCCGCACCGCTTTCTTTGCTGGAGAGCTGCATACATGGCAGGTCATCCTGCCCGGCTTTGGAACACTGGAAGGCCCGTTTCACCTGTCTGCATTGGAATACTCCGGCGACTACCGATCTGAAGTCACCTTCGAGATCTCGCTGGAATCCGCCGGGGCTCTCACGTTCACCCCGCTAACCTGAGGAGTACAGGATGCCACCTAAAACCTATGGCAGAGGCGTTAATCGCAGGCGCGGTGAAGTCCTCGCAGACCTTGGCGGTCAAAAGCACATTCTTGTGCTCACACTCGGGGCACTGGCAGAGCTGGAAGACGCGCTCAGCTGCAGCACATTACAGCAGCTGACCGAGCGGTTTTCCTCTGGGAAGCTGAGTGCTGCCGACATCATTAAAGTGCTCGGTGCAGGCCTTCGCGGTGGTGGACTTGTCATTGAGAATGAAGAGGTTGCAGAACTCTCCCATGAAGGCGGCGTTGCAGCTCTTGCCAAGCTGGCAGGGGAACTGTTGGTCGCCACGTTCTCTCCACCTCAGCAGTCAAAATCATGAAGCGCGGGCAATCTAAAAACCAAGCTGTGCCTTGGCATGATCTGTTGCACAAAGCCTGCCGGGAGCTTGGTTGGTCACCGCGCACCTTCTGGCAATCAACACTGGTTGAGCTGGAAATGGCTTTCACGCCACCGGGAACCCGCAATGCCCGCACGATCACGCGAGGTGTACTGGAAGGGCTGCTGGCCCAGTTCCCAGACAAAGAGGATCAACAAACACCATGACGGATAGTTTTAATGAACCGCTGAACGTAGAGGACGCGCGTGAGTTGGAAACAACCATGCAGGAGGTCAACGCCCTTGCCAAAGAGTTCTCTTCAGAGCTTGGCAAAGGCCTGCAAAGCGCAGTCACCTCTGGCAAAGACCTGCAATCGATCCTCTCACAAGTGGCGCTCAACATGTCCAGCTCTGCACTCAACAGTGCATTGAAGCCACTTGAAAACCTGCTTTCTGCTGGAATCTCATCAGCTATTGGCAATGTGGCAGGCGTGACGCCCTTTGCAAAAGGCGGTGTCGTTTCCAGCCCGACGATGTTCGCAGCAGGCAACACGGGCTTGGGGGTGATGGGAGAGGCGGGGGCAGAGGCAATCCTGCCTTTGCAGCGCGGCAACGATGGTCGTCTGGGCGTTGCCATGAATGCGGGCAACACGCAGCCCAACGTCACAATAAATGTGGCGACACAGGATGTGCGCAGCTTTGAAAGATCTCAGGGGCAGATTGCGATGATAATGGCCCGCGCCACCGGACGGGGGCGACGCGGGCTATGACGTCGGCATTGAAGAGGAGGGACTCAAGGACCGACGTGGCTTTGCTACCGGACGGTGGTAGCAAACTTTTTGGAAAAATCCGTTGCTTTGCAAAGAGGGAGGAGCATCGACAACGGGTCTACGCAAATCACGCAGATAACTTTCCCATGTCAAACCTATTAGATGCTTCGCGGGCGTCCAGCCTTGAGCCAAGTCAAACAGGAGGGTGAAATGCAACCATGTTTTGTTGATGAATCATTCCCACTTGGAATTTCCCTAGGGGCTTCTGTCAGAGTAGAAAAACGCAGTCAGGTCACAAGGTTACTCAATGGCGCAGAAACCCGAAACGCCATCTGGAAGGGAACGCGACGGCATTTTGATGTGGGGACCGGATTGCGCAGCTCGGCAGACCTGCAACGGGTGCTCTCATTTTTCGAAAAAGTGGGTGGTCGCCTCTGCGGATTCCGGTTTCGTGACCCCATGGATCATAAATCCTGCGCCTTTGATGCAACTCCATCTGCAACCGATGTGACGATCGGAACTGGCGACGGGACAACCAAGACGTTCCAGCTCATCAAGCAAGTGGGAGCGGCAAGCGTTGCCTGGCAACGCAAAATCACGAAACCAGTGGCAGGAACTGTCTCGGTTGCGGTCGCCGGTCAATTGAAAACCGTCGGCAGTGATGTGCTTCTCGATCCTCTGACAGGCAATCTTGAATTTCAGGCAGGCCACATTCCCTCAAACGATCAGGTGATCACGGCGGGCTTCCTGTTCGACACGCCCACGCGCTTTGAAAACGACCAACTGGAAATCAATCTCCTGCACTTCGAGGCAGGGCAGGTGCCGTCCATCCCCCTCGTCGAACTTCTCATCTGAAACCAACTCTGCGAGCAAACCCATGTTCAATGCTGCTTTGAAAGAACACCTGACCGGTGAGGGCACAACCGTGGCCTACTGCTGGCGCTTAACCGCTCCATCCGGCCTCAGCCTCGGTTTCACCACCCACGACCACCCAATCTCACTGCTCGGTAAAACCTATGAACCCGGCATCGGATTGGATGGCACTCAGGCCATGGCTCAATCTGACTTTCAAGCCGGACAGGAAGAAGCGCTGGGCGTCCTCTCTTCCGACAGCTTAAGCGAGAAGGAGTTGAGTGCGGGCCTTTGGGATAATGCCGAAGTCGAGGTCTATCTGGTCAACTGGCAAAAACCTGAGGAGCACCAGTTGCTCCGGCGCGGCTCTCTTGGCGAAATCACAAGAGATGCCGATGTTTTCCGTGCTGAGTTCCGCTCATTGGCCGCCAAACTCTCTGAGCCCAAAGGCAGGCAACTCTCCCATCAATGTCATGCAGATCTGGGAGATCATAACTGCGGGATCAGTCTGGACGCCGCTGCCTACACAAGACAGGTGAGTATCACAGGCAAAGAAGATGGCAATCGGTTGGTCATCGAAGGTAACACCGATATCGGCACTGGCTGGTGGTCCTTCGGCAAACTCACCTTTCAATCCGGCCCATACGCCAATCAACCCTTGCGCATAGCCAGTCACCTCATTGAGCAAGGCAAGCACAAGCTCACGCTCTGGGCTCCCGTGATCCTGGAGCAAACTTATCCGTTATTCGCGTCCGTTTCCGCAGGCTGCGATAAAAGCTGGAGCAGCTGCCAGACTAAGTTCCAGAACACCGAGAACTTCCGGGGCTTTCCTCATATGCCGGGCAACGACTTCATCCTTGCCGGACCTGAAAGCCAATCCGCTGCCAACAACGGCGAAAAGCTGGTGGAGTAATCATGCAGCAGTCTCCGCACACCCTCCTAAGGGAAGCGCGCAGCTGGGTTGGAACGCCTTACCAGCATCAGGCCACAACCAAAGGTGCCGGCTGCGATTGTCTTGGCTTTATCCGAGGCCTCTATCGCTTTTTGCATCACACCGAGCCACCCGTTCCCGCCAGTTACGCACCTGAATGGGCGGAGCTGAACGGCGAGGACCAGTTGCTTAACGCTGCGCATCAATATCTGAACGAGGTGCAAGGGTCTTTGCAAAAGCCAAAGCCAGCGGAGGTCATTCTGTTTCGCTGGGCACCGCAGTCTCCCTGCAAACACCTTGGATTTATGACCAGCAAAGACCGCTTCATCCATGCTTACGAGGCGGTGGGAGTGGTTGAAAGCCCGCTGGTGCCCATGTGGCGCAACAAGATTGCAGGGCGTTTTTCATTCTTCTCAAGTCAGTGATCCGGAAAGGACAGGACCATGGCAACAATGGTGCTATCAAGTGTTGGTGCAGCCGTTGGCGGCGCAGTCGGTGGCCCTTTCGGCGCTATCATAGGACAAACACTGGGGGCTATTGGCGGGGCGTGGATCGATCAGCAGATCTTCGGTGAAAACCGGGAACTCTCTGTCGGCAAGCTAGGCGACCTGCAATTGCAAACCGCAGCTGAAGGCGCATCTCTTCCCTTTGTCTATGGCCGTGTCCGCGTGACTGGCAACATCATCTGGGCAACGCGGCTCGAAGAGGTGGTCTCCGAAGAAAAGCAGGGTGGAAAATCCACTGGCTCATCGACCAGTATCACCAGCCACAGCTACTTCGCCAATTTCGCCGTCGCCCTTTGTGAAGGCCCTATCACCGCAGTACGCCGTGTCTGGGCCAACGGTACGGAGCTGGACACCAGCGCAATTAACATGAGGGTGTATCTGGGGGCAGAAGAGCAACAACCGGACCCCCTAATAGAAGCCAAGCAAGGCACTGCACCAGCCTATAGAGGCACCGCGTATGTGGTGTTCGAACGTCTCCCGCTGACTGAGTTCGGTAATCGGATCCCTCAACTCGCCTTCGAAGTGCTCCGCTCCATTGAACCACTGGAACAGCAGATCAAGGCGGTCACGCTCATCCCCGGAGCAGGCGAGTTCGCCTACCATCCGCAGGAAGTCATCGAGGAACTTGCCCCCGGCAACACCCGGAGCGTCAACCGCCATGGCAAGGGAGAGGAAACCGATCTGGTCTGCTCTTTGGATGAACTTCAGGCACTGTGCCCAAACCTGAAAAGCGTCGCGCTTGTCGTCGCCTGGTTTGGCGATGACCTACGCGCTTCCCAGTGCACCATTCAGCCCAAAGTGACCTACCAGACCACAAAGCACTTACCTGAGAACTGGAGCGTTGCAGGCCTGACCCGCGCTGAAGCGCAGGAGGTCTCCCGCATCAATGACAGACCTGCCTATGGTGGCACGCCCTCCGATGCCTCCGTCACTGAAGCCATCAAGGAACTAAAGCGCCGTGGCCTTGCCGTCATGTTCTACCCGTTCGTGATGATGGACATCCCCGATGATAACCAGCTGCCCGACCCATATGGCGCAACCAAGCAGTCCAGCTTCCCCTGGCGCGGACGCATCACCTCTGACATCGCAGCAGGACAACCCGGAACGCAGCAGGGAACCAGCGCAGTTACGCCTCAGATAGACGCTTTTGTCGGCTTAGGCAGTGACTGGCGGTTCCGCCGTTTCATCCTGCACTATGCCAATTTGGTAAAAGAGGCCGGGTGTGTGGAAGCGTTTCTCATCGGCTCAGAAATGCGCGGTCTCACCCAATGTTGGGCAGGCGGCGGCACGTTTCCTTTCGTTGATCACCTGAAAACACTGGTCACTGAGGTCCGTCAGATTGTCGGCAGTCAGACCAAACTTTCTTACGCAGCCGACTGGAGTGAATACGCGGGCCACACCCCTCAATCCGGTGACCTGCGATTTCCTCTGGATCCGCTCTGGGCACATGCAGACATCGATTTTGTCGGCATCGATAACTACCTGCCATTATCGGACTTGCGTCAGAACGATGACCCGCAAACAGCCTACAACCTCAAGGACCTTCGGGAGGGAGTAGCCTCCGGCGAATATTACGACTGGTATTATGCCAATGACTCAGACCGAGCTGAGAAAACCCGCAGCCCGATTACGGACGGAGCCTACAACAAGCCATGGGTGTTCCGGCAAAAGGACCTTCAGAACTGGTGGCAGAACCAACATTTTGAACGTGTTGCAAGTGCTGAACAGAACACGCCAACCCCCTGGGTGCCGCAATCCAAACCCATCTGGTTCACCGAACTCGGCTTTCCTGCAGTAGATAAAGGAACGAACCAGCCCAATGTCTTCGTGGACCCCAAATCTGCCGAAAGCGCATTGCCGCACTTCTCCAGCGGGCGGCAGGATGACCTTGTCCAGCGTCGCGCATTGGAAGCAAGCCTCAGTTATTGGGGAACAGACCATCCGGACTGGCCGCAAGGCGACAATCCAGCCTCAAGTGCCTACGCAGGTACGATGGTCGATGCGGACAACGCCTTCCTCTGGACATGGGACGCCCGCCCGTTCCCTGAGTTCCCGACATATTCCGATGTTTGGGCAGATGGTCAGAACTGGCAGCTCGGCCATTGGCTGACAGGTCGTCTCGGTGCAACCTCTCTCTCAGGCCTCATCCGTACCATGCGTGATGATTTTGGACACACCCAAGAGCTGACAGAGATCGCTGAACTGGGCGAAACCCTCGAAGGCCTGATCGTGACAGGCCCAACGTCCTTACGCTCTGCGCTTTCTCCCGTCCTGCAACTCGCCGGAGGCATCGCCGTTGATCGCGGAACCCATCTGGCCATCCTCCCCAAATACGCCAAGGCCACAGATTATGGAAAACTGAGCCTTGCTGACCTGCTGGAAGCTGAAGAGGAGGAGGGCTACATCTCCATCAGCCGCAATGATGGTAGCGACCTGCCAGCTGAACTCCGACTGCGGGGAATGGACCCCAATAACAATTATGAGCCTCTCGTCGTCTCCTCCCGCCGTCTGGAAGGCATGGACAGGCGCACCTCCAATATCCAGCTCCCCATCACAGCTTCGCTCTCCTCAGCCAAAAAGCTGGTTCAAAAAATGCACCAGAGCGTGTGGCTGGATCGGGAGGCCCTTCAGTTTAAACTTGCTCTGAGTAAAATTGCTCTGAGACCGGGGGATGTGCTTGAACTTCCCGGCGAGCTTCTGGGTGATGGCACCACTTCCGTTCAGTGCCGGATTGATCAGATCTCATCTGGTGCTCATCTGGACGTTCAGGCCATACGGCTCAACGGATATCCTAATATCGCTGCAGCAGTCACGGAGGGATCATCACAACGATCTTTCAACGACACCACCTCAGGTCCGCCAATTGTCAGCGTCTTGGATTTGCCAAGGTTCCACAGTGAGGGAGCGGATGATGGAAGCCCGGTGGTCGCTATCTACAATGCGAATTGGCCGAGTGCCTATCAGCTGTACAGCTCCAGCTCAGGTGAAGAATTCACACCGCTAGTGCAGGTGACAGAACCAGCCACCATGGGCATATTGCAAGAACCTCTCAGCCCCGGCCCACTTTGGCGATGGGATTTGGTCTCTCATATCACCGTAAAACTCTACGGAGGCCAGTTACAAAGCCGAATGCTACTCGATGTGCTGTCAGGCGCAAATGCCTGTGCCATTCGCAAAAATGATGAGTGGGAAGTGATACAGTTCTGTAAAGCAGAACTGATCGCCCCCATGACCTACAAACTCACGCAGTTGCTCAGAGGACAATTGGGTACGGAGCATCTGGTTGCTTCGTCGAGCGCTGAGAACGCTGATTTCATCCTGTTAGATCAATCCCTGCTGAAAATGCCATGGACCAGCGACAAAGCTGATGTTGCGCTCTCATATCGTGTCGTTCCAGCTGGCAAACCTCTGGGCTTTAAATGGGCCGTGAACACAAGCCATGCCGGAAAACAAAGCTCACTTAAACCATTCGCACCGGTTCATCTGAGTGCAAGCCAAGCAGATAATGGGGATTTGGAACTTAAATGGATTCGCAGAGCCAGATGGGAGGCGGACAGTTGGGCAACGCCAGATATTCCCCTCCAAGAGGATAAACTTCAGTTTTCTGTCACGCTTTATCGTCGGTTTGAAGGCGAAAATGAACGAACAGCCTTGCGTGAATACGAGGCCACACAGGAAAGCCTGACAATCCCACAAACCCAGCTGCAATCGCTATTTGGAGCAGGTCAGCATCTGGTGGCCTGTGAAGTTGCTCAAAACTCAACGAAATTCGGTTTGGGGACAACTTCAGATTGCTTGGCGAGCGTAACACTTTAACAATTGCTTTTACCGGATTATTTGCAAACCAAGCCAAGAAACATCACAGACCCCAGAGAATCTGCTAGGTCTTTGTTTTGAAATATATAACACCTCGTTCATGTGAGGTTCAGCCAGTGCCAGTTAGAAGACGCCCTATGAGACACCAATTCCACAACCTCTTTTTTCGCTCATTGATGGCACTGGCTTTGGCGGCAACGGTTTTTACATGGTCTGCACCTGCGCAGGCCGCGTGTTTGTCCTCCAGCCAGACCAGGCAAGCTGTTGCCAGCGGTCAGGCGCGACCTTTGGGTTCGCTGCGGGTCAATGGGCAGATACTTTCAGCCAAACTCTGTGAGCGAGGAGGGGGGTTGGTCTATGTGCTGTCCGTACTCAACAACGGCAACGTCTCGCAAGTGACGCTGGATGCACGAACTGGGCGCCGGTTGTAACCGAGCTGAGAAGAACTCTGGATAGAGATTTTTCTGCCTGAATTTGAACGAATTTTGGAAGCGATATTAGGCGATACTGCGCATTCCTATCTGAAAAGTGGGTAACGGTTTTCAGATAGGAATGCGCAACTGAAAAATTAAAGCAGTCTGAACTGCTTTATGAGCCTGAGTGCTTGTGTGGGGTAGATCTTATGCGAATGTTGATCGTTGAAGATGATCGGGATTTGAACAGACAACTGTCTGAAGCGTTGGAAGACGCCGGTTACGTTGTCGACAAAGCATATGATGGCGAGGAAGGCCATTTCCTCGGCGATACTGAACCTTATGATGCTGTCATTCTGGATCTTGGTTTGCCGCAGATGGATGGTCTCAGCGTATTGGAACGTTGGCGCAGAGACGGCCATTCCATGCCAGTCCTTATCCTGACGGCTCGTGATCGTTGGAGCGATAAAGTCGCTGGCATTGATGCTGGCGCAGATGATTACGTTGCAAAGCCCTTCCACATGGAAGAAGTGCTGGCACGGGTGCGGGCACTGGTGCGCCGCGCCGCCGGTCTGGCCTCCAACGAGATCTCCATTGGCGACATTGTTCTGGACACCAAAGCAGGCAAAGTGACGAAAAACGGCATGTCCGTAAAACTCACCTCTCACGAGTTCCGCCTGCTGTCTTACCTCATGCACCACAAAGGCCGAGTGATTTCCAGGACCGAACTGGTTGAACATCTGTACGATCAGGACTTTGACCGCGACTCCAACACCATTGAGGTGTTTGTAGGCCGATTGCGCAAGAAGTTTGGTAGTTCACTGATCGAGACCGTGCGTGGATTGGGCTACAGGTTACAGGAAGAAAATGCCTGA